CGGCCTTCAACGCATTGCTCTTCCCCGGCCTTATTCGGCACAGGTACAAATGCTTCGTGCACCAACGGTGACATGAATGCTTCCACCTTTACTCTCGCATCCTGGTCGTACTCATCAGGCTTGTATTGGTAACTACGTACTGATTTTTCGACTGGGAATACAGTCAATTTACTGCGTGTACATGTAGCGCGATGATATCGCGTCAGTACAGCCGCAGCTGACCGGTTATCCTTAATCCAACTTGCTGTGGTGGGCAACATCAAGTTGGTTGTTCCAAGATTCGCAACTGTTGCGATACACTCGTCGACTTCGACACTGACGTCAGCGCACAGGAATGAACCTGCGACAGCTGTCGTCACGTAAGCTTCTCCATTAGGCTTCAGCACATCAAATCTGATGAACTTAGTGTCAGGAGTACTCACCACGGGATTAAAGCGTGTGAGCTTACTAGTCTCAAGTAGAAAAAGCGATAACCAACATCCGAGTCCATAAAACTCCCTCATGGGAGCGAACAAAATCAGTTGTCTATTTCGAGACACCTGTTTCCGCTCTATGGAATATGCTATTGATGTCCACGGTATGCCAAAGACATATCTCGTAACCATCACGGAATCCATGCCATAATTCCAAATATAGTGCTGATAAGCACCTCCTCCGGCCACGGTGGTCTGTAAAGACCCGTCTTCCATGAACCGGTAAGCGGTGTTGTCAACCCCTGTCTGTGCTGCAGATTCAGGAACCATTGTATATAATAGCAATGGTTTAGCTTCTTCAGCAAGAAGATTTGGCATGTCAACATAATAGTCAACATCACACATATAACGAATGTCGTCTTGTTTAGGATTGTCATTGCGGTTAGTAGCGTTGGCATCCTTGCTCCAGAACCACTGGCGAGTTCCGCGATAGTTTTTGCGTTGGTCAGAACGTGACATTCCGACTATGAATACAGATGCGCCACAATATTGCGCAACGTTCATCACAAAAGCTGTCGCGGCTGTTCTACACCCAGCGGCTTCGGCGTGTGTATGTCCCAATACAGTCACTATTGGGTCTACACATGTGGTTGTGAACGCATCACGAACAAGGTCCGACTCAATTGTCGGTTTGCGCGATAAGCGTTCACAAATAGAAGAAGCGGCTCCCCGCAAATCTTCCATCTTCGTATACAACGCGAATCCCAAGAAACTTATGGTACTCGCAGTTAAAGCTAACTCGCTTCGTTGCATGAACGGCAT